CTTGTAACAACGCCATCAGATCCGCATCTTGCCCGCCTTCCTCACTCCCGGACTGACCAGACGGAATCTGCCGTTGTGCCATAGCCTGTTGTTGCTTGAGTTCCTGCCGCCGTTGCGCTGCCTCAGCTTCTGACAGCAACGCTTTCTCATCGTCCATCGTGAGCGCTCGGAAGAGCTGCTGAAAGATGTAGCGAAAGTTCACGTCCGCCGTCATCTCTGGAGGCGCTTGCGCCGCGATCTGGAGCGCCATTTGGAAATTGGGAATTTGGAAATTCCGCAACACCGTCAAATCCGCGCCAAGGTATTGCAGCCGGTACTGCCCGCCGAGCACCTCATTGGAGATCTCCCCGCTATCCCATTTGAGCTGCTGCAACGTCCCCATGGCCCAGGTGAGATAGTGTTCCATGGGTCCGTTTGCGAGATGCCGCAAGACATCATTAGAGCGTGAGGAGCCTCCCCCACGGATGAGATTGGCTTCATAGGCCGTTCGTCGTCCTCCTGGCGCTTGCCCCATATCAAACCGCGATTTGCCGCTCGACCGCTCGCCCTGGTCGCGCAACTGGGCAATCTCAGTATAGGTCAACGCCACATTCTGGGAGGGATTGAGCGCCTTGATGTTATTGAGGTCGCCAACTTCGATAAATCCACCAGGACGCAGCCAGAGGTTATCGGGGTCGATAATCCCATCATTCACATAGGCGAAGGCCCCGTTGATGATGAGATTGAGCACATCAGCCTTCTGATTTTGGAAGGTATCGACGAGAGACTGAATCCCACGAATGGGCTCCAGCGGTCCCTTCTCATACCCCGTCATCCACAGCTGATCATAGCCACCCCACCCAATGGGACGGCCTGCCCAAAACGTTTCCTCCTCGGCCCGCAACAGCACCCGCCGATTGCCGACGACGACGATCTGGTTTTCGTGTAACTCCCCATCAATCTCGATATCCCCAAACGCACAGAGGAGTTCCAGTTCGCTTGGATCGTGCGCGGTGTCCTCTGGAGCGCCTTGCACCCCAAAGACTCGCTTTCTCGCCTGCTTACTGGCATCGCTCGGCTGTGAGGGGGCTCCCCCTTCGACCTCTTCCAGCATCGACAACCCATCACGGTCGAGTGTCTTCATCTGCATCGCACGCGCTTTACTCAGCACGACACGCCAGATGATGAGCGCGTCATCAACACAGAGCGCTTTCGGATCGAACACCACATCGAACGCATCGAGCGATTCAAACCGCACGGTTGGCACACTACTGACGGTCCGCACAGGATAGGAGATCCGCTGTGTGCGGAGATCGGTTTGGCGGACTCGTCGTTTCACTGGACGTGCGACTGGCCCCCAACTCCCAATATAGGGCGCATTGCCAATCACCGAGAGTTGCTTCACCCATGGACGCGTAGACTCAATGAAGCGAGCGCGATGAAGCTGGGCCTCCACATACCCTTGCATCTTCGGCGCGAAACGCTGGCTATAGTCGTCTTCGCCATTCGTTTCAAAATACTTTTCATTGAGCGGGAAGAGACCGTTCATGATCGAGGAGGCGACCGTATCGCCAGTTTCTTGGCTCATCGTGTCCGCGACTTGCGACCGCCAGGGCCATGCGTCATATTTCGATTCATCCACCTCCACCAAGTAATTCATCACGCACTCTTGCCAGATCTTCTCTTTCTTCCGTCTGGCATGCGTCCAGTCCTGCCACCGCGACGAGACCGCCTCGACAATTTTCTCGTGATCCGCGTCGATCTTAATAGCCACGGCGCTTCTTCTTTCTAGTCGTTCGCTTCATACCGCCACCCTCCGCGCACTATACGGTTTCTTCGCAATCGGCCCTTTGAGCCGCGAGTAGTACCCGGTCTTATCGAGCACAGCTCGTCCGGTACTCGCGTTCCCCGCACGGCGATGCCGTAACGTTTTACCAATCCGCCACCGCTCTAACAGATACTCCATCGCATCCACCGCGTGGTCGTCGCCATCGGTATCGTTCGTCGCGCCCTCTTTCACCGTCGCATCTCGCCAACGGAGAAACTGCAGTTCACGGACGAGATTGGGGCAGCGCCCTTTCATGATGAACACCTTCGGATACGATCCTGGCGGCAACTCAGCTTCTCGGACATGATACGGATGCTCGCCCTCACGGAGTGTGAACGCCGCGAGCGCGGCATCGCGTCTCGCCCGTCGATCGTGGGAGGCGCAGGGGGAGCAGGGCATGCCGTAGCGAGCGGCATCGGTAATCAACTGACGGCCTAAGCCGTGATGATCCGCCACGCGGAGCACGCGGTTTTTTACGTCCCACTTCTCCTCGCAGCGGAGAATGGCGGCGCAATGGTCAGGGGTCGAGAGTTCCTGATTCGCTTGATAGTATTCGCCAAAGAAATAGACTTCGCCGCTGGGAGATTTCGCCGCAAGTTGTGCGGTCATCGGATCACGGCTCCCAAAGTCGATGCCAGATCCCACTTGCCAGGACTGCGGGATCGGGAAGGGATCGACCAAATGGATATCTGGGCGGAAGATTTTGTAGACACGCCCGGTATAGAAGCGCCATTCCCCTCCGTATTGCTCATAGAACGCATCCTCAGACAGCTCCCTGCGTGCCGCCTCGATTTCGTCCACCGAATAGTGGGGACATTCCCACGCGGGCATGGTGTAGATGCCATAGAGGTCCGGCATCGCCAGCGCCGCCATTTCCATTTCGTACAACCACAGTCCGGCGGAATCGGGAGAGGAGGCGAACGTCGCATACCCCTCCTTTGTGGCCAAGGTCGCTCGAATGTAGCGTTCCCAGACTTCCCGGCTGAGCTGGGCCGCCTCGGCTAAAATGACCGAATCGAGCGCATCGCCTAAGAGGCTTTCCGGTTTGACCGCCGATTTGCCGATAATCACCGAGCCCCATGTTGTTTTGATCGTGAGATCGCCGGTGGCGGGTTGTTCGGCGACATGGGACAAGCAGCGCTTCCCTAAGCGGGACTGAAGGCGCTGCAAGAATTCCAGCCAATAGCGAAACTCCTTGTGTGCGAGATCGTAGGTAGGCCCGACGATCCAATGCAGCGATTTGGGAATCATCGACATGGCGAAATGGCGCTTCGCCGCCGTAAAGGACTTCCCGACCCGCCGCGCCGCCCGGAACATGAGAAATCGGCGCGGGTCGCCCACAATCTGGTCTTGTAATGGATTGGTATCGAGTGCGAGGTCTCGACATAATTGAATCCGCTTTTCCGGGGGGAAGTGCAGAAACTTCGGAGCCCCCGTGGTAAATGCCACTTACTGGCCTTGCTTCCTCGGATGCGAGCTGTAGCGTCGTCCCGTGCCGCTCACTTTCGCGTGACGGGTGGACACCGACGACTTCGCGACCGACTTCGACCGGGCGACTTTTGCCCCCTTCTTCCCCATTTGCTGCACAACGCTGCGTGGTGTGGCAATCGCCATCGCAAAACCTCCCTGTGTGATTACCCGAGGATCCGATCTTTTGCTTCTCGCCGACTTTCGACTCTCACGGACATCCCGTGCGCCGAAATCCCTTGGCGTCGTGGCCCAAACACGGCCCCGCCCTGCGTCTTCGTCACCCGTGTGCCGGATTTCGCCGCTCGCCGCACGCCTGAACTGTTCCCCCGTCGCATCTGTGCCATAAATCCTCCCTACTCCTGCCGTGCCAACTCGACATAATCAATCCGCCATGACGGAAACAGCCTGTCTGGAAGCCAGTGATCCCGATACTCACCTTCCCGAACAATTAAGACCCCATCCGGCACTACTGCACACCGCTGGTCAGGTGTAAGACAGTAAAATGTCCTATCCAAAAAGAAGATCCTCCCTGCCTGATGATATGTCACGCCACTGTCTTCCGTGTGAACCGATGGGGCTGCACGAACTGCCGACAGGGACACGTTCCGCCCTTCCCGATACAATGATCCCGCTCCTTCTGCACGTCGTCCTGCCAGCGAGCCGCCCGATGATGATCGGCAATCAGATGCCCACACTCCAAACAGGTGTGCGCTGAAATCGGCTCAATGCGTTC